TTGCCCGGCGGGTCCTGGTCCTTCAGGCTCGCCTTGAGCGTGGCGATCTCCGTGTGCAGCCCGGTCACCGCCGCCAGGATATCGCCCTCCTCGTCGATGCCGAGAGCCTGCCTGATCTTGTTCTCGTCAGCCATTTCCTCTTCCTCCTTCGCTGACTGCTTGGGCGGCGCCGCTGGCGCCGCTGGCTTTTCAACCCATTCCGGCACGTTCTGGAACTTCGAGAGGTTGAAGACGCGTGCGGTTGGGTTTTTTGCTGCCGCGCCCGGCGTTCGCACCTCATCCGCCAGGCCCGCGTCCACGGCCTCCTGCGCGCGATACCATGTCTCCGCCTGCATCCGCGCTCGCCAGTCTGACGGCTGGCCACCAGCGCGGTCGGCGTAAATCTCCGCGATGGTTTCCGCGATGGCGCCGAGCGATTGGGCCATCTTCTCCATCGTCTCCGAGTTACCCAGGGCGGCACCATACGGTTCGTGGATCATCATCGTGGCGCTCTTCGCCATGACCACGCGCTCGCCCGCCTGCGCGATGAAGGACGCGCTGGACGCCGCCAGGCTATCGACGAACACGTTTATGGTGGCCGAGTGTGCCTTCAGCGTGTTGTAGATGGCGATCCCGTCGAAGACTTCACCGCCCGGCGAGTTGATATGCAGATTGATCACGGCGGCCGTGATCTCCTTCAGCTCGTTGACGAAATCCTGGGCGGTGATGCCCCAGAAACCGATCTCGTCGTAGATGTAGACATCGGCTTCATCAGCGCCCTTCTTGCCTCTGATTTCGTACCAGGCTCGCCTCGAGTCAGCCATCTTTCACGCCTCCAATAGCGCCTTTTTCAGGCGCGCTGCGTCGAATTCCTCCGCCTTGAGCTGCCGAACCATCTCTTCGATGAAGGCCGCTTTCATCGCCGCCGCCTGTCTCTGCGACTCCACCTCCGCGTCGTCGCCGCCGCCCAGCGCGGCCGCCAGATCGGCCTTGAAGGGCACCGAAACGGCCCCGATTTCCGCCGTTTGGCCCTTCGAGAACAGGTTCTGGGCGATCTCCAGCAACTTCGCGGCCTGCTTCTCGCGGGCTGCGGCCACTTCCGCGGGCGGCTCCTCGTCGGGCTGCTGGATCGTGTCGCTGGCCTCCAGCCGGGGCAGGGACAGCAGGCTCCGCGCCTCCTCTTCGAGCGTCGGATCGGCCGTCAGCGCCCCCGATTTCGTCAGTTTCTCCACCGCATCGGCGAAAACGGCCACGTCCCGCTGCTCCAGACGCGCATAACGGAGCCGTGGATAGGCCGTGACGCCCGGCCAGTTGTAATCAACCCACTGCCGGATCAGGTGTTTGCTCACCGTTTCGCAGATGTAGTTGGCGATGCCTCCCAGGGCAAGCAGCAGGTAGCTCGTTTTGTCGCGGTGCATGGCCAGCGAGCCCGTAGAACCGGCCCCCATCGCCACGAACTCGGCGATCATGCTACGGACGATACGCAGATCGTGATGCTCAATCGCCTCCTGTGGGTCCAGCAGCCGGCCGCCCGTGCCCGTCTCCAGGCGGTATTTGTACTGCTCCTCCACCTCCACCATGAAGCCCTTCTCATGGGCGTGGAGCCCCATGAGCGACCGCTCCAGCTTGTCCTTGTGGTCCTCAGTGCGCGCCTCGCCCTGCAGCGTGCCCACGTCGACGCCCATCGCCCGCTTCTCGATGGCGATCGCCTGCACGCGGTAGAGGTTGTCCTTGTAGTAGTGGTGCTTGTACGCGCTGCGGAGGATGCTCACGCCCCGGAAGTTGCTGCCCTCCAAGTCGTTCACGAACACGAGCAGCTTCTCGACCGGGATCTCGACGATCTTGAGGCCGAGGCTCGCCGACGGTGCCGCTTGCCGGATGCCCGCCAAACCGCCCGTCTCGTCGACGAGCCAGAACAGGACCGTCTTGGGCATCCGCGGCGCCAGCTTCCGAAGGTGGACGAGGCCATCTTCGCCCAGCCTCCAGACCTTCTCGAAGGGCATCGACCCGTAATCGAGCATGAGCAGCGCCTGGCGCAGGACATCCGGCCAGGAGACGGTCATGCCGTTCATCAGGTCTTCCTCGATGAACTCCGCGATCTCGCGGTCGGGTGCGGCGTCGCTCGCGGGCTCGATCGACCAGTCGGCATTGAGCAGGGGCAGCTTGATGACGGTCAGGGCGGCCTTCACCTGGCCGTCGTTCCGCATCTTGTCGTACTCGTCGTAGAGGGTCGGGGCGATCAGCGCCGAGTTGTAGTCCTGCTGCGTGAGCAGGCCGCCGAAGATCTGGGTCCCGGTCGCCCCCATCTCCTCCATCGGAGGCCGTGGCGGTGTCTTTCGTGCCGCCATCCGTATCTCCAGCGGGCCCAGCTTCAAAACGCTGCCCTCCTGACGCCCCGAAACTCCGGCCCCGGCCGGTCGGCGCTATCGCCGTCGTCGCCTATGCCCAGGACCGGCGCCGGCGGCTTTGCCACCCCCGACGTCACCGCGTCCATGCGCGCCTCCCACGAGAGGACTCCAGCCATCGCGGCGTCCATCTTCATCGGTGAGTCCGGGCGTTCCTTCTGAATCACCCAGAGTGGCACGCCCTCGGCGTCCCGCAGCGTCAGCATCCGCCGGCAGGCGTTCCCGATATGCCGGGCGAAGTCGGGGTGCCCGTCGTGCGAGATCTCGCCTGTCTGGATCGCCGTCGCGTAGTTCCCAACGGCCGCCGCCATCGCTGACCAGCGGTTCGTGGGCCACTCCCACACCTTGCCGTCCTTACCGGTTCCCCACCTGCTCGCCCAATTCGCCAGCTCGCTGCCCCATCCCCAGGGGTCGGCGTACAGACGCCAGACCTTCCAGCGCCCGAAGCAGGCCGTCACTGCCGCGTCCACCTCGGCCTCCGGGACGCTCCAGTCATCGCCGGCCGGGCCAAGCGGCTTCTCCCACAGCCCCACCAGCCACTGGAAACCGGTCTCAATATCGGTGCCCACGAGCGCGGTGGCGTCCTCGCGCCGCGAACCGTCGAAGCCGAGCGTGATAAGCCGGCCAGGCGCGATCACTGTTTCGGACCGCGCCAGCTCTTTCCACCGCTCAGTATCGAAGGCCCTACCGGTGCCTTGTACCAAGCGGTTCAACCAGACACGCTCCCAGTACCGGAGGTCCGTAGTCGGGTCCCGCGCCAACTCCAGGATGCCCTCAATGTCCGACCACTCGGCCGTCGGGCCGGAGGCTTCAACCACCGCCGCGTGCCTACCTTCCTCCGTCGTGAGATCATGCCCATCTGAGGCCTCGCGGTGGAAGAAGAATAGGCGCGAGTCCTTCAGCCGCCCCTCAGCCACCGCCCGCGCGTAGTCCATCGTCGCCTCAGCAACCGCACCCGCTCCGGGCTCCGGCGCTGTCGTCACTTCCAGACTCCACGGATCGGCCAGTCGGCGCTTCGGGATGTTCGCCATCATCGTCCGGTGCGCTTCCTTCAGCCGCGGCAGGGTGAAGCGGTGCGTCTCATCGAACACCTGGAAGGTGGTCCGGGCTCCGTCTCTGGAATCCGGCGCTGTCGCCAGCGCCTCCGCCCTCCCGTCGCCTCTCCGGCGCATGATGCGCTCCAGACCAATGTCGAAGTCGTCGGCCAATGGCCCTTCTGAGAGCACGACCCGGAGCGTCCCGAAGGCCAGCAATTCGCTCTGCTCCTCCGTGTAGGCCACCATTGGGATGTACGGGTCCTTCACTCCGCCGCCGACAGGCTGTGTTGGATCGCCGCGCACCCCCCAGCCGACGCACCGGACGGGCGCGTCGGGGTGCAGCTCGCAGGCCGCGATCCATGCCGCCTTCTCCGTCTTGGCCGTCCCCTTCCGCAGGGAGATGCCCACCCGCTTGAACCGCCGCCGACCAGCGTTGGGGTCATCACGCGGATAGACTTCGTAGATGCGATAGATGAGCGCCCGCGTCTCATCGTCCAGTCGCGCGGCCTCGCCCCGGAGGTCGCCCGGCCCGTGAATCAGATAGCGCGGAATGAACTCGCACATCTGCGGCCCCAGCGTCGGCCACGGCTCTTCCTCCAGCGACGGCACGCACAGGATCATTTCACGGCCCTCAGACGCGCCCGCGGGTCGCCGCTCGCTGCTGCTGCATCAGATGGGGCGACCCGTTTGCCTGCCCCTAGCTCGTCCTGCCCGATCTCCCACTGGAGCCGCCGCCTGTCGATAGGCGTCAACCCGAAGGCCAGCCGGTGCTGACGGACCTCCGCCGCCAGCGCCGTCGTCGGCGCCCACCAGAAGCGGTTCAGCAGCTCAGCCAGGATGTAGAGCTGGTGAACGTCGGACTTCAGGAACTCCGCCGCCATCGGGCTGTGCCAGACATCCTTCCACCAGCGCCGCGTCATCGGGTGCATCATCCACTGGCGATGTAGCGGTGGCGCCGCGCGACGGCGGCCCCCATCCTCCGCCGCCAGGGCCGCCTGCGTCGAAACGCGGTTCCGCCGCTGCCTCAACGACCTGGCCTTCGGTGCCGGCCCGCTCAAAGCCTCAACCCGTACACAGAAAAATCATCT